TAAAGCATTTCTAAGAACTTTAACGGTTTTAACAATTGTGCCTAATGCTGTTATGAAAGCGGCTATCTTATTAATTGTAAAGGCGGCAAGTAAGACAGCTGCAAAAGACTTAACTAAAACAATGTTATCTTTTATTAACTGCCCTATTCTAATTAAGGCTTGGGAAGTAGATTCACCAAAATTAATAATCTTTGTCTGTAATTCATCTATCTCTGTTGCCCCGCTAATTCGCATAATCGCTTCAACAAGACCTGCGCCAATGCTGATTCTAGCCATGTCGGCTGCAACTTTTAATTTGGCTAGTTTGCCAGAGAAAGTATCAGCTGCTCTTGATGCTGCACCTTTTGTAATGTTAGTTATCTCTTTTAGAATTAAAGCGAAATCACCTGAAGCAAGAGTTGTTTTGCTTAAACCTAATTCTAATCCGTTTAAGCCTTTTGTGTTTCCTAGATAAGCCTTGCTTAAAGCGTCTGCGGCTTGGACTACGCTAATGTTTTGACGAGCAGCAATATCTAATGCAATGTTGGTAAGGTTTTGTGAGGCTGCAAGACTTCGGGTTGTGGTTAGTAATTGCTGGTATGCAGGAATTAACTGCTGATCTGCAACTCCATATTGTAATTTTAAACTGTTTAAAAATGCTAGTGAGTCTGAGGTTGCAAACTCAAAACCTATGTTGCGTAGCGAGTTTGAAAAGAGTGCTAATTGCTTTTCTTGAGCAGCAAACGCACTAACCGCTGACTTAGCAAAAGCGGTAACACCGACACCAATGAGAGCTTGTTTAACGTTTCTAGCCAATTTATCGGCAGCGTTCTCAGCTTGAGTAAATGCTTTCTTGCCTGTAAATTGCGCGGCAATATCAATTACTATACTCATTGTGACGCCTTCCTAAAATATTGTTTCTTTTTAAATTGCTCGTTAGCGTTGTAAATAGCAGTTAAAGCGGCTGCGTTAGCTTTGCCACCGTCCTCAGCCCAAGCTCTAAAGATCAACCGACCTTTCATGTAACGACCGCGCTTTGTAGAACTTTCTATGTTGCCTTGCTTTAACTCACCCATTGCCTGAATAAAATCTGAACCCGCTTGAGGGTTGTTTGAACGACTAATATCTTTTTGACGTGGGTCGCCTAAACGACCAACCCAAGGCTGACCTGAAGGATTTTTTCTACCAGCTGTTTCATAAATAGCACCCGCAGCAGATTTGTTAATTATGTAATAAACAGCTTTAAATCCGCGTCTATTAGTTTTGCGTGGTGTTGAACTATATTTAATATTTTTTACAACAGTTGCCGCGTTAAATAAAGGGAACTTTCTCAATCTATTATCTTGAGCATCAAAGTAGAATTCAGATCGTCGTCTGTAATTCCAATTGCTTAAAGGCGAATTGCTAGGCACATAATCTTGGGCTTTCTTAACTACGCCACCAAGGGCAACAGCCATTTGATCGTCTAGTTGCACAGCTAGGGCAGGGGCGTAATCTTTAAGAGCTTTTTGAAGCTCAATTAAACCTTTTATTTCTGCTGGCATTTTCCCTAGCCTTTGCGTCGTCTTTGAGAACCGCTAAAGTTGCCTTTAACAAATCCCTGTCCATATCAATAAACGTTTGGTGCGGAAGTCCTGTTGTTATTGCTAACCTAGCAACGAGGTAGTGAAAGGAATCCCGCGTTATCCATTTGGGGAGTCAGCGTCAAGAATTTCTACTTTAACAAGCTGCTCCAAATACTTATCACCAAAAGGCACAACAGTTACGCCATTGCGCCTTTCAGCTTCCCAAGCCAACCAATAGACCGCGCTTTGTTTTTCTTCATCTCTAAAATATTTATGAAAACCACTTTTAAAGTGAGTTTCAAACGCGAACTCAATAACAGGCGTAATTTCATATTCAGAAACGTCACCTGAAGCCTTGGTTATTTTAAGTTTAATCATTTTAGTCCTTTGTTATGACCAAGTACCAGTTGTTGCGTACGCTGTCTTGCTGTTGCATGTGAAGGTTAAATCCATCATGCCTATATCAGCGACCGCACCATTGATATCGGTTAGATTGTCAATAAGAATTGTACCTGAATAAAGTGGGTTTGTTCCTGAAACCGCGCTGGCAGTATCTTGAATTGCTTGGAAAGCAACTGTTGTACCGAAAGCGGCTTGTAGTGTAGCTCTTACTGAACCTGCGCCTGAAGCTAGATCATCGTTTAGAAATGATACGGTTATTGTATCAGCTGCTAACCCAGTAGTGTATTTGTGTGCGGTGTCCCCCATCGCGCTGATCTCAATTTGGTCAAGAACGCGGTTAAGGGTAAAAGCTGTTACATGGTCAGACAAGTTAACAGAGTTAACTTTAAATCCAACCTTGTTATTTAAAAACGTTGCCATGAATTATTCCTCGTCTTTCTTGGTGATTGTTGGTTTTGGCTTGTCTTGTGGTGCTATTTGACCGATCTTTTTAAGAAAGGCAATGTCCTCGTCTGTAAGTGTCATTGTTTAACTCCAAGTTGTTAGTGTGCTTATGTTGATCGTGCTGACCATCATCTCTTGAGCTTCCTGCAATACCGACGGCGCAGATACGCTTTCAATGTTAAATTTAAGGCTTGACGCAACAAGTTTTAAAAATACCGCGCAAACCATTTCCTCTAACGCAATTAATGAAGCTTGATTGTCCAGCATTGGGACTATGCAAGTTATTGTAAAGTTTGCCTTTGCCCCAACATTGTATTGATTGTTGCTTGGCTCAAGCATTGGGTCGGCATACCTGAGAACAACGCTATTGGCGGTGGGTGTGGCTGGCACATAAGAGAACGTGTCCCACACCCCCGCATTACTTAGCGCGGACGCAATGGAAGCTCTGAGAGTTGTAACGGCAACTGTCATTAGCCTATTAGTCCATTGGGAGCTAAGTGGTTCGCAATTAAGCCTCTGACCTTCGCTATCATTGTTGAGCCCATTTTAAAGGGTGATGGTTGAAAATTCGGGTCTAATGCTCCGCCGTTTGCTGCCTGTTTGGCTTGCCAGATTTCAGTCGCCACCATAAGGGTAGCCAAATTTATTTCGGGAACTGTTGCATAATCTGTGCCATGAAACGACCCTGTTGCAACTCCGTAAGGTCTAACTAAATGATTTGTTTGATCTGCGCCTGAAGCAACCGTAAAAGAAAAAGTATAAATTGTAGATTCGGTTATTGTACGAGTTCCGTTAAACACCGCGCCTGAATCTGAAATTACTAGGCTTTGACCAACAACAAAACCATGAGGTTCAACTGTTGTAACAGTTGCCTTTAAGCTGTTTAATTCTGTTGCAGCAATGTAAGCTTTATTAAACCACAAATAGCTTTTAATTACGTTTTCGGCAGCCTGACAGACTTCCTCAACCGTTGCTGACGAATACAAATTTCCTAATTGTAAATTTGCTCGGAGTTCGGCTTCAGTAACGTATGTCGCTGGCAAAATATTTTCCTTTCTTAAAAGTTAAGGGGCGAAGGCTTCCAACGCCCCTTAACGGATTTTTCCTAGTTAGGAAAGATTAAGCAATCATCCACTTGTAAGCTCCAGCGTTTACCTTATTGGCAATTGCGCCGTAGCCATAGTAAGAAACGTCAATTTGACCGCTTGAAATTACATTGGTTTCCAAACGATACTTGGTTGACTCATACCATGTGAAGGACTGAGGATTTACAACAATAATTGAACCGTCGCCTACTCCACCTAGGTAGCGAGAAACACGGAGGTTTAATCCACCAATGTTGCCGCGGATATTTGTAGGAGTTAGATTTCCTGAAGCGTTCTGAGGATTAATTGTCTGAGTAAATACAGCTCTGTTTGAACCATCTACTAGACCCATCAATGCGCCCCATTGCTCAGGTGATACAACAATGTTCTCAGCAAAACCAAGAGTTCCAGAATAAACTGAAACAGCTGCGTCAGCAATAAAATCTTGAATATTTGCTGCTGTCATTGTTCGGTTGCCGCCATCTGTTGCAACTGCTGAAAGAGTTGCACCCACAGCTGCGTCAGTTGCGCTTGCGTAAGCAAACTCCATTTGACGAACCAACTCTGCGAAAAACGCTGGAGACGATCTGTCCAATAATTCTACTGAAAATATTTGGCGACCAGCGTACTTCTTAACATTTACGCTCAAGAAGGAAACATTTTGGTCAGTTTGTGATGGTGCTGCACCTTCAGCAGTTTCAGCAACTGTTGGAACCTGAGTTAATTTAGGAATTTCAAAAGTCATTCCAGCGTCAGGAAGTGCGGCGGTTGAGATCGAATCAATAAATGGACGATCTGCATTTGAAAGAGGATTGATAACCTCAGTTAATTGACGAGTAGGAATTAAACCTGCGTTGTCAGTTGTATCGGCTGCCGCTGCAATGTATTGACGTGCTTGATCGTCATTTAGATATTGCGCCCGAAGTGTGTTCTCAAGAAATTTCTCTTTTGTGAACTCAAGTCTTGGCTTGGTGTAAATTGGTGCTGATACTGTTGGACGAGAGGCTTCAACCGCAGGGGTCTCTACTACCTCAGTCGCAACAGTTGTTTCAGTTGTGTTTTCCACAATTGCCTCATTTTCTGTTTTGGTTTCGGTTGATTCTGCCTCTGCGTTTGACGCAGCGACTGAAGTTACTGCGGCACTTTCGAAAGCGGCAGCCTGTACTAGGCTGACTTCCATAAGTTTTGCAGCACTAACTCTATAAATTCCGTTACTGTTTTTTCCTTTGATAACTTCCACTCCGACACTCAAGCCGGAACGTAGGTTTTCGCTTGCCTCAATGAGGCTATCTGTACCCCTAGTGGTATTACTAACCTTGAACTCAGCATAAATTCCTGAGTCATCCTCATCGACCTTTTTCATGCGCCCGATTGGAGATTTAGGGTCATGCTCAAGCAAAAGTTTTACTTTAGTAGGTTCATCAATTTGAATGGAACCTTTTTCAAAGATTACCTTACCAACTGAGGTATTACCGATCTCGTTCTCATAAGGAACAATTTTACCGGCAATAATACGACGAGACTCTGAAGCCTCTAAATCTGCGCTAAAGTTAATTATTTCCATTTGGTGATAACTCT